GTGGTTACGGACCTGAACTACACACCTGTCTTACACGGAGCAGAAGATCGCTACACTTGGGCAAACGCGGGACCAGGAGCCGTCCGAGGGCTGAACCGCATACATGGGCGTGACGTCAAAAAAGGCATGAGCCAGAAGCAAGCCAATACCGAAATGCAACTGTTGTTAGAAGAAGCTCCTAAATATTGTAAACCCCATGTGCCTGTGCGTCTTGTAGATATGCGTACTATTGAACACAGCTTGTGTGAGTGGGATAAATACGAACGTGTACGTCTGGGGCAAGGCACTCCTAGAAGTAGGTACAAAGCTGATATACTATCAAACGATAACTTTAAGAAAGGAACTGTAGAATGAAGTTCTTAATGACACTATTCCAAATACAAGACTATGGTGGTATTATAAACCATGCCGAGTATTTAACCAAAGGCTTGAAAGAACTAGGACATGAAGTAGACTTCCGTGTTCTGGTTCCCAAAGGTGCGGTATCTAACAAAAAGTCTATGCGAGGCAGCAACGAAGGTTTTACTAAGCTAGAAGGTGGGACAGGGTATTTGTTTCACCAAGCTAGAGGGTGGCGAGATGTGCCTAAAGTCCCTTATGTTAGTAAACAGGCAAGACAACAGTTTAAAGAAGACTGTAGTAAATACGATGCGGTGCTCTGGCACATACCTGTACCAACCCTTAACAAAGATAATGCAAACATCACAGCATGGCTAGATTTGTACGATCATGGCAGCAAAAACATTGCTATCATACACGATGGCAACCTGCCCAAGTTGTATCCACACCTTATCTCTGTTTCAAAACATTTTCATGCTGCTGTATGCGTCCATGAAAGTGCGTATAACTCAGCAGGATACTTAGATATCCCACGCAAGCTAATCTTAAACCCATTTAAAATACATGGGAATTATGGCTTAGAGTTTGACCAACGTGATGGGTTTATGGCGGTGCAGATATTTAAGGCGTGGAAACGTGTAGATACGTTAATTCGTGCTATCCCCCATGTAAAATCTTACACAGATATGTTTGTGGGTGGAGCAGGTATAGAGTACCGTTACATGACAAGCAAAGAAAAGTGTAAACCACAATACTTTGACAGCTATGGCAACCGTATCTGGGAGTCAGCACTAAAACATGGTATGAACTATCTTGGCGTTCTAGAAAACAAAACTGTGCTAGAGATGCTACAAAAGGTGAAGCTGCAAATAGATCCTAGCTTTTCTAAAAAGTATTCTGGCTACGGAGCACACTTTAATCGCACAACGGTAGAGGCTATGATCAAGGGTGCTGTGCCAATGGCTACAGACTTGGGTATGAAAGACAGCCAGATATTTAAGTCTGGGCAAAACTATATAGAGATACCCCATACCGCTACACCCGAAGAGTTTGGTGGTATCATAAACGATAGCCTAAATAACCAAGCACAGTGGGAATCTATACGGCACAACAATCTGGCATTGTTAAACAGATTTGATATGCGGAACGTCCCACAGGAATATGTTGATCTGGTGACACAGCCCACGCATTTTCTGGCAAAAGGGCAACCCATAAAAAATATCAGCCTTGTTTCAGCTTGTAATAAAAACCTAAACTTCTTTGGGTTGCCAGAGCTTGCAAAGGTTTTATCGAGAGAAGAGAACTACGCAGAAGATGGATCAGCCAATAAATCGCGGTGGGCCGCTATTTCAGATGGAATCTTTTTGCCCCAAAAGCGCACTCCCCCGAACTAATTGGGCAACAATACCAGATCTTCTTAGAGCGTTTTTAACAGGGCGCTCGAGCTGTCTGACTACGGCGGGGCAAACACCCGCCGCCAACCTTTAGGCGCGTCTAGGAGACCTTATATGCAATCTATAAACGCTCGTGGTGTAAGCGAAGCCCTTTACTTGGGCAAGCAGGCACTTGAGTCTCAGGGCAGGGAAGTACAGACCCGTAATGGTCTGGCGATTGAATTCCCCACACCCGTTATGACAACATACACTCATAGCCGTGAGCGCGTGTTGTTCTACCCCGAACGTGACGCGAACCCTTACTTCCACCTGATGGAGAGCTTTTGGATGCTGGCGGGGCGCAATGACGTAAGATGGATCAGCCAATTCAACGGGCGCATGAACAACTACAGTGATGACGGCGAGCATTTTCACGGGGCCTATGGATTTAGATGGCGTAGCTGGTTTGGTAAAGACCAACTAAATCTCGCTCAGGAACGGCTGCTTACTTACGAAAACGATCGTCGCACGGTAGTTAGTATGTGGGATCCGCGGGAAGATATGCAGACTCATAACGACGGCAAAGACTACCCTTGCAACACAGAGATCTTTTTCTGGGTGCGTGACGAAGACCTTAACATGACCGTGGTCAACCGCAGCAATGATATGATTTGGGGAGCCTATGGCGCAAATGCTGTCCACATGTCGATGCTGTTGGAGTACATGGCGGGAATTCTTGAGCTTGGTGTAGGAATCTATTACCAGTTTTCTAATAACCTCCACGCCTACGCGGAAGTGCTTGAAAAATTAAACGGCATGAAGCCAGACTACGACCCTTATTTACGTGTCGGAGAAAACGGACTGCACTATACTACACCAGCCTTGGTGGAAGATCACACTACTTTCGACGAAGAACTGCTTGCTTGGTTCAAAGAACCTGACGCAGGGTTTAACAACAGTTATCTTTCCTCTACGGCTACCCCCATGTTGAAGTCATGGTGGCTTTGGAAACGTAAAGAGTTGCCTGCTGCGCATGAAACAGCAGGTCAAATAAAAGACAGGGCATGGCGCAAGGCATGTACGGAATGGCTTGAAAGGAGAATGTGATGGAATCAACTTTCGTAAGCGAAATGATATTACTGGTGGAAGCAGTTTCCACTGAAGATGTCCGAAGGCTCCATATTGCCGAGCAAAGTTATGGTGATAGTTGGAAGCAACGCGGGGGAGTAGGTGCCTTTATGATGCTTGCTCGCAAATGGGACAGGCTGGAAAAACAAGTGCTCGCCGCAAAGTACGATATATTTGCTGCGGCACAAAAAGATACTCGCCCTGAAGGGGTGCTTGATGACATACGAGACCTGCGACGCTACCTCCTGCTGGTGGAAGCAGAGTTAGCACGGGAAGGAAAAAGAAAAGATGACGAACCCGACCTATTTGCGCCTTGATGGGCTAGACCGCTCTTTAGCTGCTGTGTGCGAATGCGAGGAGCAAACAAAAAAAGTGACGTACAGAAACCTAAAAAACCGTTGGCCTCTATGCACATGCGGTCTTCCAATGAAAGTAAAGTCCGATGCAGTTCCCCCTGTTTACTCCCCCAACTGAATGGGTAATGCCGGATGGTTTCCCCGACCTTAGCTCCGCGAAAGAGGTGGCTATTGACCTAGAAACCTGTGATCCCAACCTTATGACTTTAGGTTCAGGCTGGCCTCGAAAAGACGGGCACATTATCGGAGTAGCCGTAGCAGTAGACGGAGACCAATGGTACTTTCCCATACGGCATGAGATTGGCCCGAATCTTGACGCTAAAATGACGTTACGGTGGTTAAGCGATGTCGTTTCCAAAGAACGTGATTATGTGTTCCATAACGCTCCTTATGATGTGGGATGGTTACTTGCCGAAGGTGTGCAAATCAAAGGCCGAATTGTGGACACAATGGTTGTCGCACCATTGCTCGACGAAAACCGATTTAGTTATGCGCTGAACGCTGTCGGTCGTGATTATCTGCAAGAGCGCAAAAACGAAACAGAGCTACGAGAAGCCGCCGCAGCGTTTGGTATCAATGCTAAGAGTGAAATGTATAAACTCCCTGCTGCTTACGTCGGAAAATACGCAGAGCAGGATGCGGCGCTTACTCTCAAACTTTGGCACCACTTCAAGACTTTAATAATTAAAGAGGATATTGGCGATATCTTCGACCTCGAACTACGGGTGTTGAAAGCTATTATCCCCATGCGGCAGCATGGTGTTCGTGTTGATATTGATAAAGCCGAACTAATTAAAAAAGATCTTGAAACCCGTGAAAAAAGGTTGTTGGATAACATCACGAAACAAACAGGTGTCGCGGTTGAAATCTGGGCAGCGGAAAGTGTGGCAAAGGCGTTTGATGTTCTTGGTCTGGAATACAGCAAAACAGAAAAGACAGGCGCACCGTCTTTCACAAAAGGGTTCCTCGCCAACCACCCACATGAAATCCCACAAATGATCGTGCAAGCACGGGAGTATCAAAAAGCGCGGAGCACTTTTGTTGATACAATCCTGAAGCACCAAGTCAACGGAAGGATTCATGCCGAGTTACATCCCCTCCGCAGTGATCAGGGAGGCACAGTCACGGGGAGGTTCAGTTACAGCAACCCGAACCTGCAACAGATTCCTGCGCGACACGGGGAAATAGGCCCAATGATACGCAGCCTGTTTTTGCCCGAGGAAGGAGCACTATGGGGGGCGTTTGACTACTCTAGCCAAGAACCACGCATTGTGGTCCATTATGCCAAGCTCATGGGACTCAGGGGCGCTTCCGACTTTGCCGAACAATACAAAGAAGACCCCCGTACCGACTTTCACCAAATGGCCGCTGATATTGTAGGTGTCCCTCGTAAGCAGGCCAAAGACATCAACCTTGGGCTGTTCTACGGGATGGGCAGTAAGAAGCTCGCGGCGAGCCTTGGTCTAGAGTTTGAAGACGCCCAAGATCTATTTTCCACTTATCACGAAAAAGTTCCCTTTGTGCGAGAGCTAAGTGAATACACAACTAATCGCGCATCCAACAAAGGAGTGATACGCACCCTGCTCGGGAGGCGCTGTCGATTTGATAAATGGGAACCAAACAAGTATGGCTCTTGGAAACCAATGACGTACCAGGAAGCCTACAATGAACATGGACCAGGAATCAAACGGGCATTTACATACAAAGCATTGAACAAGCTGATTCAGGGCAGCGCAGCCGACCAAACCAAAGCCGCGATGGTCGCTTTATCAGAGGAAGGCATAACGCCCATGATCCAGGTTCATGATGAGTTAGACATTTCTGTAGAAAGCGAGGAACAGTCGAAGAAAATAGTAGAAATAATGGAAACCTGCGTTAGTCTAGAAGTCCCCTCCTTAGTTGACGCTGAGTTTGGTCCTAATTGGGGGAAGGCAAAACAAACCTTTACGGAGAAACCATGGACAAGAGGCTTAAAACAGGGTCACACCGAAATGATAACCTGAGCAGGATTCATAAGAGGCTACTCGGAGGACATGTTGTTAGATACCACACACGACCCGAACTAGCTGACGGGCAAAACGTCGCCGCGCATACATGGAGGGCAATGGTCATTCTGCAAACTCTCTGGCCCGAGGTGAGCAAAAACTGTCTGATTCACATGCTCTACCATGACGTCGCTGAAGCCGAAACGGGGGACATGCCAGCCACTACAAAATGGAAATACGAGGATCTTGCTCTACTGATGAACAAGGTGGAAAGAGAATACGAGCAAAGCATCGGTGTTGGACTCGCAGATTGGGAAATTACAGAAACCGAAAAAGCCCTATGCAACATCGCAGACAAACTAGAACTGGTTTTGCACTGCACTCGCATGATGCAACAAGGGAACATGCTCGCCAAAGATGTATTTATGAAAGGGGTCAATTACTTAGAAGAACGGTATAGCAAGTTAGAAGAATTCAAACCCGTAAAGGAGATTATTGCTGAGCTGGACAGATATGGTCTTATGCGTGAAGAATAAAAAAGAACAGTCATGTAAAATAAACTAGGGTAGTATAGCTGTGCTCTTTAGAAAGAACATGGATGAACATCTTTATACTCGACTGGAATCAAAAAACATGCGCCCAATGGCATTGCGACAAGCACGTCGTGAAAATGCCTCTTGAGTCTTGCCAAATGCTTAGTACCGTCTACCACCGCTACACTAATGACGGTCCTTATAAGCCCACCCATCCTAAGCATCCTTGCACTCTTTGGGCAGGGCAAACGATTGAAAACTATCGTTGGCTCTGGCACCTCGGGTGGGAGTTATGCAAAGAGTACACCTACCGATACGAAAAAGTCCACGCTTGCCAGAGAATTCTTGCAATACTAAGGTGTCCGCCTTTGGGATTGCGAGCAAGGGGGTTCACTGCTCCCGCTCAGGCAATGCCCGACGAATACAAGAACGCTGATCCAGTGGTGGCGTATCATCAATACTACACGAACGAGAAAGCGAGACTGAGCGCATGGGAGAAAAGAAACATCCCCCCATTCATAAGAAAGTCCTTAGAGACAACATAATTCCTTTCAAGCCAAGACAGTCCACTCCCTCAGAGGAGGGGGTTGCTATCGAAGAAAGAGAAGTTGACGTGTTGCTCTGCGCACTCTGCGGTTCCGGGTCTTTCATACTCCTCGCTGATCAAACAGAACAGATCGGGTGTAATGATTGTGGGTTCTTGATTGGCGCAAAATGGACACAAAGTGAATTTGTCGAGTGAGGGGACTAAATTAGAACAAAAAAGAGTTATCAGCGCAACCCCCGGTGTTATAATTACAATGTAAACACACTCGTAAAAAGGAGTTAGGTTATGGATACTGAATTAAAAAAGAGTCAAGACCTTCGCGAAGGTCTCGCAGGGTTTTACGGGTCTGAACAGTTGTTCAGCCACATGGACAAACCTTTCAGCCTACATTATACCGAAGGGGTAAGGTGCTTCGCAGAGAACTGCGGAGGAGGCGCTTACTGGTTTCTTGATATAGTTTCTACCGAATTAGCCAATCTTATGAGAACCGAAGAATTTCTAGTAGTAACACTAGAAGTCCAGGCATATGCAGAGGGAGCACAGGCCGAAATAGTCGTTACTGATGGTAACGAGGAACGCCTTTACAGCAAGCGTCTTTCTTATACAGACGCACCGCAGGGCAAATGGAAATTCTACCTGCAAAACAACACCTTATATCTACCAACGGAGCACTGAGAGATGAGTAAGTATTTGCCGAAACGGGCATACATCCTCAACATGGAAACCGGAGAAGTTGTCTCCGTCCGGCGTGGGGTGAGTGGGTATTTTCTTCTAACCAAGGTAGAAAAGCTGGAGCTAGAAAAATGCTCCTGGAGCTACGACCTAATGAACAGAGAAAAAGGAGTGACCCTCGCTCAAGTCGAGGCCCTGCTGGTTGGCTCTATGTTCGGATGGGAAGTTCCCGGAGCAAACCCCGAACGCTATGCTTATCTTGACTCCGTCGAAGGACAGACAACCAAGAATATGCTGAGACAACAGTGGGGGTATCCAATACCTGAAAAGATAGCGTCCAAAGCCCCCTCGTATAACTTTGATTGGCGCGGTGCTAAAAAAGGAACAGCTAGACGTTATCCACGTTGGACACATTGGGGGGACGAGACAGTCAAAGCTGAAGAAGCATGCACCGAATGTGATGACGACTATGTCGCCAGCATGAGAGGGGGTGATTGAGATGCTACCTGCTCACCTGTTTATCTGCGATGATGGCGGATTGTACGACACGCGCCAGCCGGACTGGAGCGCCAAACCCATCCGCGCCAATTATAAACGCTATAGTCGTAATATTGAGAACGCCGGACACCTGAAAGCCGCATTGCGCTCCGGTCAATACGCTTGGCCGGGGGGATATCCTATGTATTTTATTACAAGTGACGGCGCTGCACTATCCTTTGATAGTGTCCGCGAAAACCTTTGCAGCGTCCTTTGGGCAATGAAAAACAAGGTAGACGATGGCTGGCGCGTTGTCGCTTGCGACACCAACTATGAGGACGCCGAACCAACTATGAGGACGCCGAACCAACTATGCCGATTTAATTTGCGATCACTCCGGCAAAGAAATCGAATGCGCATACAAAGACACATGAGCCCTCAACACTTAGACAACCGTAATACAAAGACGTGTCCTGAGTGCCTTGGGGGTGGCTATCGTCCGTATGATCGGTGCGATTCATTAGCACTGGCCGCACTAGCTACTGTTGAGTTCGGATGCACCGGGGGTTACTCGCCCACTAACTCTGACTGGGCTCGTTGTAAAAAATGCAAAGGGAAGGGAGAAGTTGACCTTGACCAGGAGAAGGAAGAGTAAAAAAGACTTATCCTTAATTACGTCTTACACTACAATGTACATCAGGAAGGGAAGGCTAGATCATGGCAATGGATCAACCAAAAGAGCAACAAAAAGACCCAGGTGTCGCTATGCTAATTGAAGCAGCAGATACCGTGCGTCAGCGTCAAAAGGTGTACGGTCCAATGCAAGGCAACATGGCGCGCACCGCTGCTCTTTGGACTCCGATCTTGGGTGTTTCCGTCGCACCGTGGCAGGTCGCCGCTTGCATGATAACTCTCAAAATCGCGCGGCTCGTGGAAACGCCAGAACATGGAGACAGCACCGTGGACATCGCCGGATATGCGGCAGTACTAAAGGAGTGTCAGGAAAAATGACCAAACATTGTGTTGATTGTAAGCACGTCATTACTGATAAGAGCGGGATAAAGCGGTGTAGATTAGACCCGATTCCGCAAGAAAGTAATCAAGAGTTAATAGCTTGGTTGGTGTCGGGCGACGGGGACTGGCCCGGTGCTAACACAGAATTTTTTCTGGCTTCCACCGCGCGGGCGACCCACGGCGATTGCGGATTTGATGCCAAACTCTTCGAGCCAAAAGAACTGGCACACACCTCGTTGACAGCTAAAACGTAAATTCGACCTCGCTTGAAGGTCAAAACTATAATGGGGAAGGCACCAATAAGCACCGCACAGGGACCGTCGAACAAGGGTCTAAAACAACTTTGCTATATAGGGGTAAACTCGGAAGATGATGAATTTGTATTTTAACATACTCCGATATATCAATATCTTACTATCACGGGGGTATTCAAGGAATTACTCAATATCAATCACTAATGGAGATCAGAGTAGTGAACACTTCTGTGTTCGCGCGGTCTCCAATCAGGTTAAATTTGAATTTAACATCTTCCGAGTTTTGCCCTATTATTCAATCTCCCCGTTTGTGAAAGAGGAAGTTATCCATGGCTATCGCCAAAGCGACGCATAAACACAAAATCGACATCGTTGCTAACCCGCGTACGGAGAAAGGGATTACACCCAAACAAGAGGAGTTCTGCCGACTGTATGTATGCGAAGACATCTCGCAAACAGAGGCCGCTGTCCGCGCAGGGTACTCTTCAAAATCAGCCCACGCTATTGCCTCGCAACTACTCAACGGGCAGAGGTATCCTCACGTCGTGGAAAGAATTCGTGAGTTAAAGGGGGAACTCTCTCGTAAGTATGAAGTCAGCTTTGAAGGGCATGTGAAGAAACTCGCTGAGATTCGAGATCTCGCACTTCAAAACGGTAACTATCCCGCTGCCGTTGCCGCAGAAAAATCACGAGGCCATGCAGCAGGTCTTTACATTGAGAGAAAGGAGATCTTACACGGAAAGATTGATCAAATGACTCGTGAAGAAGTTATGGGTGAAATCGTCAAACTTCAGGAAGAGTTCCCCGCGCTCGCAGCGGTCAGTGCTGGAAACCTTGTTATTGAGGGGACAGCACAAAATAAGACAACAAAAGACATAAACTGAGGCCAGCTTACGCTATAGTAAATTACAGTAATAACCGAAGAAAGGGTTAACTTATGACTACGTTTGATGAATGGACTAAAGGCTTAGGACAGCAACACTGGTCTATGGCAAGTGAGAATGGAACTCTTTGCGGGAGGCCGATGCTCGGCAATAATTACGCACAGCGTTACGAGCAAGAGGACAAAACAGCCTGCTCCGTTTGTAGTGAGAGGATGGACTTTATCAAAGCGGGGGAAAGTCATGAGTAACTTTAAGCTCGTTTCGGGTAGTGTGCGCAGCCCCGATACCCGTGTCTTTAATGGGGGCAAGTCTCGCACTGTGCTTAACTGGTCTCCTATTGCGCAAGCGTACTATGTCTTTAGAGAGGATGGTGTTCATCTTCCAGGGGGTAATCAGCATCAAGGCAACCTTCGTATCCATAATGAGTTTGACGAAGCCAAGCGTGATTATGAAAATAGACTAGACTCAATACAACAAATGGAAGACTTACTCGCTGAAGCCGAAAGGTGCAGCTAATGGACGCC